CAGAAGCTTCATACCAAGGTTTATCAAACTCTGGTTTTTTACTATCTAATCTTTCTCTTACTCTTTGTTCTAATACTTCTATTAGCTTCTCACCTTCTTGTATTTTTTTAAAATTATTTATGTCCTCGTATAAACTTTTGCCTATACTATTGCCTTGACTACTTTCAAAAAAATAACCTTTTCTTTTTAAAAAAGCAGATATAGGTTTTAATAATGATTTAGTTCTTGTTAGTATTAACCATTGTCCTTTAGTCATGTCTATATCAGCCAGCTTAAAACGTTGATATATATTACCAATTTCAGGTTTAGGTAAGTATTGTTTATCTAATCTTGTGTTAACTCTCTCTATAATATCTAATGCTTTTTGTTGTATTAATCTTGGAACTCTTTTTGATTCTGTTAGTGGTATTTGTTTTGCCTTCCAATTAATAAATGAATTAACATCAGCTCCTGCCCAACCAAAAATAGCTTGATCATCATCTCCTGCAATCCATACATCATTACAATAATTTTCTTCTAATTTTTTTATCATAGACCACTGTATCAGTGATAAGTCTTGTGCTTCATCTACAAATATAACTTCAAATTGTGGGGCTGTTCCTTTTGGTTCTAACCATTTATCTAACATATCCGTGTAGTCAATTAATCCATACACACTTTTATAGTTGTTTATTTCTTTTTCTATTGCTTCTAATTTATCTCTTTGGATTTTACCTAAGTGCTCATTCAAATCATATTGATCCATTGCATCTATTTGTTTTACTCTTGCTAAACTTATTAAACCTAAATACTCACTGTCTGATGTAAATATTCCATTCCATTCATTTTTTTCATAAGCTGCATATTTTATTTGGACACCACATGTTTCACCTATTTTTTTATAATTACCTTCTTGCATAACGTTCTCTTCTTTTAAACCTAATCTAGTAAATGCTAATGAGTGTAATGTTTGAAAATATCTTATGTCTTTTTTAGTTAAGGTAGGGTTTCGTTCTAAAAATCTATCTCTTGCTTCGTTTGCAGCTTTACGTGTAAAAGAAAAATAACCTATCTTATCTAATGGCACGCCTTTGTTAACGTAGTTTGCTACTTCATTTAAAAGTGTATACGTCTTACCGGTTCCTGGCGGTCCTATAACTTTATATCTCATTAGTAATTAGACTTCTCTCTATCTGTTAATTTGTGTTCTATTCTTTTGTAATGCAGCTGTGATACCCTACATACTTTTAATGTTTTGCCATCTATATTTAGTGAATGTCCAAATTCTACAGAACATTTTTCTTTTAGTTTCTGTGCAATTCTTTCTTCTGGAATCTTCCAATTAGTTCCTAGATGCTCGATAAAAGACTCAAACCTAAAGAAATGATATGCTTCTTCTGTAAGACATGCACCGCTATTAATTTGACTTCTTTTCATAGCTTGTGGTCCATTAATACAATATTGATATAGTTCTTCTTTTAATCTATCTGCTATCTGTGTTCCTTCAGGTGGTGTAATTTCTTGGCAATTGTTTCTTAGTAAAGTTAATTTAGATCTCCAATCTTTTGGTTTTAATGGCTCAAAATATATTCCTGTTTGTTCCCATACAAAATTTAGAACATCTTTTTGATTAGTCATAAGTTTAGTATTAGGCACTGTAACCTCAACATTGTCATCATTAGGCATTACAATATTAAATCTGTATTCTGGATCTGAGTATTTTATAATTGCAAAATCTTTTATGTCTGGAAATGTAGTTATACCGTCTGATTTTATACCAAATGGTTTAGAATAACATAACGTACGCATACATTTAGATTGTATAGGTTCTTCATAACAAGTATGACCTGCTGTGTCTTTTTTCCATGCAGCTATTTTACTGTCTAGTTTTGATTTATCCCAAGGGTCTTCTAAATAATTATAATTTGCTTTTGCAACCTGGTCAGGCCACTTGTCTTTGTATTTCTTTTTTGCAAAGACCATGTAGTTATACATAAAACGATCTCTACCATCGCTTAATTTTTTCTTAGAACACAAAGCTAGACAAGGTGGTCCATCTTCAAACTCTTCATTAGTTCCTAATAATATATCTTTGTATGTACTAGCAACTAATTCACTTAATTTTGTTTTATCTATTTTTGATTTATTGGCTAACTGTATAAACTGTTCTAATGATAGTTTAGAATTATTCTTATCTACAGCATACCTAGTAGAATCACCGTTATTATAATATGGTAAATTAATAAAGTTACCTGGTTTAATATCTCCTTTGTCATCTTCCTTTAATTCTTTCTGTTTTGGAAAAACTTCTGTAGTAGAAGATAAACCTAGAGGAAGTAAAAAAGATTTAAATGCCTCTATTAAATCTATTGTAGGTATGGGTTCTTTTAAAAATAAATAACAATGTAGACCTCCGCTTTTTGAAAGAATAGGTATTAAAGGTAATTTGTATTGTTCAAATAATGCTAAGTATTCTTCTACTTTAAATTCACCATAGTCTGGTGGATCTATATCTATGCAACCAAATTGCACTGTCTTATTTAATCTACAGGGTTGTATACCAATAGAAATTTTACCTTCTAAATGATTCTTGTAATCAATAGAAGATACAGGCCTTCCTGCCCATTCGTAATTAGGTTTTATTTTATTTTTGCTAGTATCTAAAGAAGTCTTGGACATGTCGGCAATACCAAAATCACCTTCATAACCAGTAAATAACTTAATAAATTCGTTAACCATAATGATCCCTTATTACGGGCGGCTTCAGTCTCCCTATGACCGCCCATATTCCTCTTACGAGAAATTAGTAATTTGATTTATTTTCCTCTGAAACTGCAGCAACTTTTTGTTGTGCACTTTTTAAAGAATTGTGAAAATCACGGGCCATCTGATATATACCTGCATCATCAACTTTTCTTAACATAGATATAGTATAACCATGCCAAGTAAAGCTGCCTGAGTTTTCTACAGAATTTAATTTAAAAATTCTTGAAAACATGGGTGCTGGTACAGACTTATTAGTTTTTGGATCTATTTCAAATTGATTCTCTATCAATGAATTCCATCCTCTACTAACTTTTAACTGGGTAGACTTCATAGTCATTAAAGCCTTTTCAGGTCTTTCCCCATTAATAATTACAAAATGATTTGCTGTTTTGATAATTTCGTTACCATTTTTTAACAAATCTTTGTTCTTATCGTTTTGAGATGTTTCTGCCATAACGCTAGCACCCCTATCATTACTGATTGGTCTACCTTCTCTTCTTTCAAAAGGTGCCCATTCAGGGTACGTCATTTTGTAGAACACAGGAATAACTTCTATTCCTTTTTCTCCATCATACAATTTTTTTGTAACTGTATTATAAAACATACCAGCTTGTGCGCCTTCCACATATTTGGCATGTTTCTTTTTTGTTTCATCTGAACCACTTTGCAGTAGTTTCAGAAAAGGTAATGCAAGATCACTCTTGTCAATGTTTTCTAGACCCATTCCTGAGTCTGCAACAAAGTCTAAAGTTGCTAATGCACCATCTTTTTTTGTTGTCACGTCTCTTGTTTCTTCGCTCATGTTATTTGCTCCTTGTTATTTTTGTTTTGTTTCCCTTAAACAGGTTAAAATGTTCAGACGGAAGTTCTTCGTTTTTCTCAGAACGTTCTCTAAACAATGCTTTAAGGGTCATAGGTTCGACTTTCAACTTTTGGGTTGGTTCGAACCCATTCCCTTTTGCAAGGTCTGCGTATTCGCTCGCCTTGTTGTCTTCGCCACGACCAAAGGAAACTGTGATCTCATTTTTAATAAGATCACCTAAGTCATGTTCTCGAAGCCAGTTATAAGCGCCTTCTTTTTTATCTATTGGTATAGTAGCGCTGTAAATTTCTTTTACCTCTATTGCAGATCCATCAGCTAATTTCATAGTCTTCATTTTTAATGAATCCATAATCTCTGGAATTGCTATCTGTGATAATTGGTCTGCATTTTGTTTTTTTAATTTAAGACGTTCTTCGTCTTCTTTTATTTCGTCTTCTAATTTTTGTAGTTTAATAACTAAGTCGGATAAACTTTCTACACCGCCTAAATTATTTACGTCTTGAGGTGCATCCTCAATAAACATATCTTGTAACTTTTCATTACTCATTTATTTCTCCTCTTTCATATAAGTTAATTGCTATTGGATAGTATCTTCTTTCTTGTTTATCCCACTTTAACACATTGTATTTTCCATTAGTCATATCAGACGCAATAGAGCATGCAACTCCTATTATAGCAGGATCGCCAGTAAGCAATAAATAATCTTTAGATTTATAATCTTTTAGACCTTGTCTTAATTTTGTAATTAGAGGACCAGGTGAAAATATTATTTGAGATAACTCCGGTAATAAAAATTTAAACGCACCATATTGTGATGCACCTATAATATTTATTTTTGGTCTACCATC